ATCATGGTATATTAGTATGGGATCTGCCAGATCGTACATCAAAATTTGTTGAAATACAAAATGACTATGGATATGTTACTTTTGAAGTAGAAAAAAACAAAATTAAAAAATCTCCACATAGAATACCTATAAAACCTAGAGTTAGAATTAAATTTACTGATACAGATGCATCTGACATTAAAAAACTTATTGCAACTATACGTAAAAAATATAAAGTTCAAGATATATCAATACAACGTACTGCAAATCATATTGAAAGTAACAAAAATGGATCTATTGCAATAGGTAACGTACGGGATGTAGAGCATCAAAATAATTTAATAACAAATTTTATAAATGAAAATTATCCAGACTCCAATAAAAAAGAATTAGATGCAATTAGACATATTAATAGAACAATAAATTCTAAACTACCTGTTTTAGAATCAGTTAGAAACGTAACATGGTATCCGGTATCGTTTGAATTTGATAATATGTTTTCATATGGAGAAAAAAATAAAGTAGATTTTTCTAAATTATCTGATGTTATAGGATTATTTGCAGCAAATGCATCTGGTAAATCATCTTTTCTAGATGCTATAATATATACAATATTTGATAAATGTAGTAAAACAAGTAAATCAAAAGAAGTTTTAAATAATAAAAAGTCTGGATTTAAAGGTATTTTTAAATTTAAATTAAATGATAAATTATATACAATTGAAAGAGAAGGAGTAACATTAAAACATGGTCATGTTAAAGTTAATGTTAATTTTTATAATGAAGATGAAAATTTAAATGGAGAAGAAAGAAGTGATACAAATAAAAGTATACGAAGATATTTAGGAACATATGATGATTTTATTTTAACAGCATTTTCATTACAAGCTGATAATAATAATTTTATAGAAAAATCACAAAGAGAAAGAAAAGATTTATTATCACAATTTTTAGACACTACCGTATTTGAACAATTATATCATTTAGCATCAGAAGAAATAAAAGAAACAGCTGGAAAATTAAAAGCATATAAAAAAATAGACTTTGGTTCTATTATAAAAGAGTCTGATGATATTATTATTGAAAATCAAGATACTATAATTGAATTAGAAAAAAATGATAATGATTTACAAAATTCTAGAAATAATGTACAAAATCAAATTGTTGAATTAATTGAATCAAAACAACCAATGTCATATGATGGACCAGATATTTCTGATTTAGAAAAAACAGAGAATCAATTAATTGATAATATAGAAAATATAGAAATATCTATAGAAGAATTAGAAGAAAAAATTGATTTGTTAAATGATGAATCAATTGAATCAATATCCATCGACCAATTAAATTTACAAAAAAATAAAAAAGAAATATTAAATAAAGATATAAAAATTGTAACAAAAGAGCTTACACAATTAGAACAATTAATTAAAATACAGCAACAAAAAATAGATCATTTATTAACACATGAATATGATCATACTTGTAAATATTGTATTTCTAATATCTTTGTTAAAGAAGCAGAAGAAGCAAAAATAGAATTACCAAAAAATAAAAAATTAGCAGATATTGCATTTACAAAGCAATTTGACTTACAAACAAATCGTGATATAATTCAAGATACAATTTTAAAATATCAAGAACAAATAGACTTATCTAATAAATTAGAAAAATTTGAATTACAATTACAAGTACTAGAAAGTGATTTACAAACAAAAGAATCTGAATTAGAAACAACTAATGAGCGTCAAGAATTATTTAAAAAGAATGAAACTGCTATTATTCATAATAAATCTATAGATGAAAAAATTAAAACAAAAAAGAATTTAATAACTGATATTGTAAATACTTTAAAAACTATTACTGATAAAGTTAAATCAAATCATGGTGAAATAGAAGTTGCAAAAACTAAAAAGAAAACAGCATTAGAACAATTAGAAACATATAAACAATTAGAAACTGAATATAAAGCATATGAATACTATTTACAATCTGTAAAAAGAGACGGTGTGCCATATGAGTTAATTAAAAAAGCTTTACCTAAAATAGAAACAGAAATAAATAATGTATTAGATCAAGTTGTAGATTTTAACATGGTATTAAATACAGATGGTAAAAATATTAATGGATATATTATATACGATGAAGATAATTTCTGGCCATTAGAATTAACTTCTGGTATGGAAAGATTTATGAGTTCATTAGCAATCAGAGTAGCATTAATAAACGTTTCAGCATTACCTAGACCTAATTTTATTGCTATAGACGAAGGTTGGGGTAGTTTAGATAGAGAACATATATCGTCAGTAACAAATTTATTTGAATATTTTAGATCAAAATTTGATTTTTCAATTATTATATCTCACGTAGAATCTATGCGTGATATGGTAGACAATTTAATAGAAGTAAATAAAATAGAAAATTTTAGCCAGATTATACATACGTAATATTTATTAAAAAAGAAGTATGTATTCAAAATGGCAAAAAAACGCAAATTAAATAATCCAGATTTACGTAACAAAACATTATTTTTTAATGATACATCAAATACCTCTCCTGATGTATTTAGAATAACTGATTTTCCTTTACGATTTACAGCAGGTAAAAACTTAATTAAGTTACAAGGAAATTCTGCAAATTTAAAACCTGGTTCTATTTTACAAATACAAATTACTGATTCTAATAATGATCCTATATATAATGAAATATTAAATTATTTAGAAGATGATGGATCTAGAGTAATAGCAGTTTATATATATCCTGACACTCCAGAAGGAGATTGTATAGTAACATTAGGTACTGAATTAACAGAATTAAACGGAAGAGTCGTACCAGCACAATTTCAAAATAGAATTAATACAATATGGTCAGAAACTATAACAGTTTCTCCAACAGCTGTTAATGAAAGTGAAGTTATATTCACATCAGAACCTGTAATTACATTAGACGAACAAATTGCTGTACAATTAGATAGAAGTTTTTCTGGAAGTTTACAAACTACTACATATGATATTGGTACTGTGCAATATATCAATAGAAATAATGATTCAAATATATTATTAACTGGAGGCAAATTTAATTCGGATATGAAAGATGGAACATTAACTGTTACCAATCCAATCAATCCATTACCAGTACCTAACTTTTCATTAAATACAACTCCAATATATACTTCAAAAATAAAAAAAGTATTAAATGATACTACTTTAACATTAGAAAATCCATTTATATTTTTAACAAGTCAAAGTTTATCACAACAAATATATACACAATTTGATAATTCTACATATTCAATTGAATATAATGTTACTCCTACTTTTAATGCAACACAAAATTCACAATCATTTGCTTTAATGCAAATAAAAAACTTATCACCTGACACTGGTGATATTAGTAGAATAAAATTATATGGTAGTAATAATGGATCAATTGGTGATTATGAATTATTAAATGATATTGATTTAACACCTACTGAAATTTTTGTTGACGCAACAGGTTCAATATTACCAGATGTATCAATTGGATTTTTTACATCTCAAAGTGTAATTAATGAATATTGGGAAAGTAAAACGTTTTTAAATAATATTGAAACTACAGGTCCTACAATGACTTGGTCTACTAGTTCATTAAATAATGCAATGCTTATTAGTAGTGCAACTGATATATCTAAATATAATGATGTACATATCATAAAATCAAAAGATTCAATACAAGGAGTATTTGTAGAAAATTGTCAATACAAAATACAATTTGATGCAATTGGAACACAATTAATACCAGGTCAAGATTCTAAAATATCAATCTATTTATCTGGATCTTCTTTTAATTTTGATGGTAATGATATTCTTAATCAAGAACTTCCAATTAATTTAGGTAAAAAAATTGGTGAAGTAAAAACTACTGCTACAAATCAAAGATATGATGATGTTAATTTTACATTTATAGCAGACAAAGATGGATTAGGATCTATTTTATTTGTAATTGAAAACGGTCAATGGCAATTATCAGAAGTTCAAACATTATCAGACTCAGAATTTGGATTTACTGAAAATTATACTAGACTACGAACTTTAATTCCAGTAGAACATAAAAGTGATAATCAAATATCATTTAAATTAGAATATTATAATACTGCTGGAAATAAAAGTAAAACTATAAGTTATATTAATAATAAAACTTTTGAAGGCGGTAATAGATATATAGACGGTCCATTTTCTTTATTAACTGGTTCATTATTTGTAGCTGACTCATTAGATTCTGGAATAGACATATCAGGATTAAAAAATACAGGTTTTATTCGATCATTACCATATGCTGGATTTAATCAAGCAACTAGTTCTGGAGCAGCAGGATTTTTAATTTATTCTGGCTCTGCATTACCAAATCAAACAGAAACATCTTATGGAGGTGTTGGATTAGAATTAGTAGCAGATGCAAATAATTATTTTAGATTTAGAACTAGTGGCTCTAACGGTCAAAGTGAATTAGATATACGTACTGAAAAAATTGTAATGAGTGGTAGTGAAGTTTCAATAAACACTCCAACATTCTTTTTAGGTGAAGCAGCTACTCAATTTATAAGCGGAGCAAACGGACAATTAGAAATATCTTCTTCAGGATATCATATACAACCTAGTGGCGACATAACAGCATCAAAAATATTAATTGAAGGTGGTACTATTACTGACGATGTAACTATATTAGGATCTGTATCAGCTAATAGTATATTAACACCAGCAACAATTGGAGGATCGCCAGCAACAGCAGCAAATGCGTCATCATCTATATCTGATCAAGGTTTAGCTATATTTAAATCTGCATCTATAGGTGGATTCGTTGTTAGCTCAGAAGAAATTAGATCTGCAGATCAAGAACTTAGATTAAAAGCTGGTGGTCAAATAACAGCATCTAGAATTTTATTAGAAGGTGGTACAATTACAGATGGAGTAACTATATTAGGTTCTGTAACCGCAAATAGTATACAAACTCCTGCTTTAATAGATGGTAATCCATCTACTGCTAATAATGCATCATCTTCTATATCAGATCAAGGATTAGCTATATTTAAATCAGCTTCAATTGGAGGTTGGGATATCACTACTGCTTCAATTCAAGGCGGAAATCTTATTATGAAGCCACAAGGTATCTTACAAACAAGAGACTTTGCGAGTGGATTTAAAGGATGGAAAATATCTTCTGAAGGAAATGGTACTGCAGAATTTGAAAACGTAAGAATTAGAGGTACATTAAGAACAACTACTTTTGAAAAAGAATCAGTAAACGCAGTTGGTGGTCAATTATGGGTCACTAACGCAACAACTATATCTGGATCAAATATTACTGCAAATGATACTACAATGTCAGTTGCAAATGCTAGCGGATTTACATTAGGTGAAATTTTATTAGCTAAAAAAGTTGATGGTACCGGATTCCAAACAGAATATCTATTAATAGAGTCTGCTTCTATAGACGGAGATGATTCAAATGCAGATGAAACATATGGTAGATTATATGTTCAAAGAGGATATGGAAGCGGATCTCAAGGAAGTTTTGTTGGTGATTTGGCTTCAACTTCCCAATCATACGATGAAGGACAAGTATTAGTATCAACTGGTCTTAGTGGTAGTGGATATATTAAAATGAATGCAAATCCTAGAGATACTGCAACTCCATTTATAGACATAGTTGAACGTACCGGTAGTGGATTATTTGATGTTGGATTAAAAGTAAGATTAGGAGATTTAAGTGGATTAGCTAATTCAGATTATGTTTTTGGAAATCCTTCTCCAGGATTTGGTTTAGCAACTGACAATGTATTCTTACAAGGAGGTATTATTGCCAATACCGGTTCTATAGGTGGTATAGAATTAGAGTCTAGTAAATTATATATTGGAGCAGGAACTCATGCAAATTCTAATACTGGATTTTATGTAGACTCTGGATCAAATTTTTCATTAGGAGATAAATTAACATGGGATGGCTCATCTTTAATAGTTAGAGGTCAATTAAGATTAGAATCAGGAGAAAATGTTCAAGATGCTATAAATGAAGCAACTGCATCAAATACAGCAAAATCGTTAATATTAACAACTGATTCACAAGTAATGGCATTTGCATCAGCTTCATCAAATTTAGCAACACCATCAAATATAATATTTAATATAGCTCAACAAAATTTAACTGCCAGTATATCAGCAAGTAATGTTACTATCACAACTGCACAAGGAGGAAATGTTACTGGATTTGATTTTGACACAAATAGTATATCATTTAACTCTGCAGGTTTAGTTAGTGGAATTGTAAGTGGTAGTATAACATTTACAGGAGCATTATCTGGAGGAGGATTAAATTCAGATAAAGATAATTTTCCAGTAACAATCGAAGTCTCCGGAGACTCATTAACAGACACCACGACGTTATTTAAAGTAGAGGGTGGAACTGCAGGAGCGTCTGGTTCTGACGGAACAGCAGGTACAGACGGTGTAGATGCAGTAACAGCATTCTTAACAAATGAATCCCATACATTCTCTGCAGATGAATCAGGGACTATATCATCATTTGATGGTGGCTCAACTGATATGATTGTATTTGAAGGTATTACTAATGTAACAGGTAGTTATTCATTTTCCAGAACAAATGGAACAGGAGTTAGTTCTAATATAACAGATAATACTATTACAGTAACAGGATTAACAAGTGATACTGGATCAATTAATATAACAGCAACAAGCGGAAGTACATCATTAACTAAAATTATGTCATTGGCTAAATCAAAAGCTGGATCTGACGGAGCAGCTGGTGATAATGCAAAATTAATATCTGTTACTTCTGATTCTCAAATATTTTCTTTTGCATCTGCATCTGCTACAACAGCTTTAGATGATGATATATTAATTATTATTAATCATCAAAATTTAACTAGTTCACCATTGCCAGCTAATATTACAATAACTGATGCAGCAGGATCTACAATAACTAATCCTACATTTGTATCTTCTTCAACATCTGGTACCGGACAAGTATCTGGTAGTATTACATTTAGTTCAACATTAGGAGCTGACAAAAATAAATTACCAATTTCAATTGAAGTATCAAAAGACTCCGTTAGTGATATTACTAGAATATTTAAAGTTGAAGGCGGAGCATCAGGTAGTTCAGGTACAGATGGTACAGATGGTACAGATGCAATAACTGCATTTTTAACAAATGAAGCACACACATTTGCTGCTTCTGCAGATGGCACTGTATCTGATTTTTCAAGTGGTACCACAGATATGTTAGTATTTTTAGGTATTAGTAATGTAACTTCTAGTTTTACATTTACAGGATCTAATAGTTTAGGAGTAACATCAACTAGCGGAAGTAGCACAATTACTGTTACTAGTATGGCTCATGATTCTGGATCTATAAATATAACAGCTAATAGTGCTAGTGTCAGTTTAGCTAAAAAAATGACATTATCTAAGTCTAAAACAGGCGCAGCTGGTGATCCTGGATCTAGTGCAAAATTAATTACATTAACAACTGATTCTCAAGTATTTTCATTTCCATCTGCATCTAGTAGCGATGCCATTGATGATGATATATTATTTATTATAAATCAACAAAATTTAGATTCTGCAGTTGTAACTGGTAATATTACTATAAAAGATTCTGGAGGTAATACATTAACTAATCCTAGCTTAATAACAGACGTTACATCCGGTACTGGCCAGGTTAGTGGTTCTATTACATTTAGTGGTACAGTTGGAGGCGATAAAACTAAACTTCCTTTATCAATAGAAGTATCGAGAGATTCAGTAAGTGATACAACTAGAATTTTTAAATTAGAAGGAGGAGCAACAGGTTCTGACGGATCAGACGGTGCACCTGGTGCAGACGGTACAGATGCTATAACAGCATTCTTAACAAATGAATCCCATACATTCCCGGCAACAGCAGACGGTACTGTACCAGATTTTTCTACCGGAACAACAGATATGATTGTTTTCCTAGGATTAACTAATGTAACTTCTAGCTTTACATTTACTGGGTCAAATTCATCAGGCGTTACAGCAACTAGCTCAAGTAATTCATTAACAGTAACCGGTATGACTCATGATTCTGGATCAATTAATTTTACCGCTGTTAGTGCTAGTGTCAGTTTAACAAAAACTATGAATTTAGCTAAGTCTAAAACTGGTGAAACAGGTAGTACTGCTAAATCTTTAATATTAACGTCAGATTCCCAAGTATTTTCTTTTCCATCTGCTTCATCAAATACTGCAACAGACGATGATATATTAATTATTATAAATCAACAAAATCTTAGTGGCGCAATTGGAGCTAGTGATTTA